CAATATCGGAAGAGGGTGTAGTGTCCTGGTGCCGAGATAACCTATAATATTAAAATGTTATAGGCATCGTAACGAGTTGGGAATGAAACTATTTAGTTGAGATACTATATAGAATATAATTTCCCCATGAGTGTCCCCTATCAGTAAGCCATGTATTCTGAGAAATGAATACATGTGATAAAAGCGTACCCTAGACTGGACTTGAATTAACAAGTTGATGAGATAATTTCAAATGAGGGAAACCTCCAGAGGTCAAGATAAAGAACTTGACGTTAATAACATTCGACATGGCTCTCGCCGGATGGGATACTTCGCAAATGCTCGGAGGAATTGAACCGATATTAAGATTAAGTGAGGCAGCAGGTACCGATTTGGCCAGAACATCAGACCTCGTTACTGACAGTATGTCGGCATTAGGAATAGAAGTAAAAGACTTAGGAAGTTATTTAGATATTTGTGCACAAGCACAAAGAAAAAGTAATACAACAGCTGATGCTATGTTAGAAGCTTATATAGCATGCGGTGGAACTATGAAAAACCTAAAAGTAAGCACACAAGAAAGTGCAACTGCTTTAGGGGTTCTAGCTAATAGAGGTAAAAAAGGTAGTGAAGCTGGTAATGCACTCAACTCAATAATGGTCAACTTAACATCAGGAGCAGGTCAAGCTGGTGTGGCTATGAAAAAGTTAGGAATAAGTGCATATGATAGTGATGGTAAATTTAAAGGCTTGAAAGTTGTATTTGATGAATTAAATCAAAAGTTATCTACATGTACAAATGAACAAAGAGATACATACCTGGCTATGATTGGTGGTAAAACACAATTAGATACATTAAATGCATTATTATCTGGTGCATCAGAAGAGTGGGATAGCTTATCAGCAGAACTTGGTGACTGCGATGGAGTTTTAAATGATGTAGCTGCTACAATGCAAGATAATTTAAATGGTCAAATAACATCATTAAAAAGTGCACTTGAAGGTGCAGCGATAAGTATAGGTGAAGCTTTATTGCCTGCCATAAAGAAAATTGTATCAGTAGTACAAGTATTAGTAGAAAAATTTAATGGACTTAGTAGTGGAACAAAGACAACTATAGCTATTATAGGAGTGGTTATAGCAGCAATAGGCCCTTTACTTATATTAATAGGAGCTATAGCAACAGGTTTATCCAATATAATAGGACTCTATATAAGATTGAAGGGACTGAATTTTGCTAGAATAACAGGTATTATTGGAAGTATTAAAGGCGCAATTAGTGGTCTATTTGGATTAATAGCAGCGCACCCAATTATAGCGATTATTGTAGCAATTGTTGCAGCAGTAATTTATCTTTGGAACAACTGCGAGGCATTTAGAAACTTTTTTATTAATTTATGGGACAATATACTTAATGCAATAGCAAAAGCACCAATGAGTGTTCAAACAGCATTTAATTCATTACTAAATACTTTTAGTGCATTTAAAACTTTTTTTAGTGATTTAATAGGAGGTTTAAAAACATTACTTGGAGATTTATTCTCAGGTAATTTTGATAAATTATCCAAAGATGCTAAAAAGTTGGGTGAAAAACTAAAAGGTGATTTTAAAAATATAATAGTTAGTATTAGAAAATTATTATTAGACGGAA